ATTGCGTTCACTTTCAGGAAAGACAATATGGCTATATTACTTGGTGATGTCATAAGACAATACACAGCTAGAATTCGAGCATGCACTAATCCAGAAGTGGGTCGAGACATACTAGCTGAAATAACTATGACAAGACATAACTATTTTGCACAACAATTCTGTGAGGCAATAAACATCGAGTACAGAAATGATGTACCGGCAGCAGATATTATACTAGAGATGCTCCCTGCGCTTGACTTGACAACTATCAAAGTTCCCAATATAACACCAGATAACTATTACAGGGATGGCACTAAGATTTACATAATAGATTTTAAAGTTTCTGTAAGTGATGAGTCAGCCTTACATACTTACAAAAAGTATGACACGTTGTTGGGGGATGTGTTCAATCAACTGAATGTTGATTATGAAGTTGTTATTATTCGGATGAATCCAAGTGATATGCACCTTCATATATCAAGTGATAATTTCGCAAATCTTTTCCCCAATATCGTGCTCAATTTAGATTTCACTTGGTATTTCCGGCTAAGGGACGACTTATTCCAGCAATTTAGAGACAATGAAGAATTCATGGAACTAGTTGCGCATGGAGAATTTACCCCCACAATACCTTGGGTTATTGACGACACCCCAGAACTATACACACATCCAGTATTCCTTGAATTTGTTGGGTCTATGCCAGATGACACCACTGAAGATTTCTTTTATGCATTAAACCACAATGCATTCCAGGCAGACAAGTGGAATGACCTCTTACATATAATGATGAGGAAATATGGCACTTATTACGACAAATTTATTCGAGATCAGGCGAAAAATGTTTTTTTGCTTGACAATAATTATAACAAGCCCTCAAAAGAAGAAATACTCAAAGGCTGGTCAGAGATGGTTGAAAGAATCAGAGATCAGAGGAATGTTATTGATGACTGTTCCAAACAAAAGCCAAGTATCCACTTCATCTGGTCACCTAATGACAAAAATTCCTCTAATGAAAACAATACCAAATTAATTAAATTAGCAAAGAAGCTCCAGTCAATAAAAGATACAGATACATTTAGTTTGGCCTTTAAGAATATCGGACATTTAATGGACTTTAGTGAGGATGTCGAAAAATATGAGACGTTCTGTTTAAAATTAAAAGCAGAAGCTAGGTCAAGTTTAAAGCCTAAGAGTTCAAAAGTAACTCCAATAACAATTGGGAAATGTACTGTATTGTGGGAACAACAATTTAAACTTGATACTGAAATTATCCCTAAAGAAGTCAGGATAAGATTTTTGAAAGAATTTTGTGGAATAGGCAATCATAAACAATTTAAAGATAGGATGATGGATGATTTAGATTTAGGGAAGCCTAAAATATTGAATTTCGAAAATCCAGAAATAAAGAATCAGGCCCATATAATGATGAAAAATACACAGTGCTTCATGAGTAAAGAAAGTGGCTTGAAGAAAATAGGCAATGTCTTGGAAGAATTTGAGTACAAAATAAAAGATGCCAATCCCAAAACATGGGAAACTATTGGAGAAGTAGCCAACTCCAGATATTGGCAAGCTATAAATGATTTCTCCGTTTTGATCAAAAATATATTATCAGTTTCGCAATACAATAAACACAATACATTCAGGGTTGTATGTACAGCAAATAATAATTTCTTTGGAATACTATATCCATCTGCCAGTATCAAATCAAGACGTTCAACAGTGGTGTTTTCAAGTGTATGTTTGCACGAAAATGAAAATGAAATACTGAAGTGTGGTGCATTGTATCAAACATATAAAGTGAAAGGGGGGTACCTTTCGATATCAAAAGCCATACGATTAGATAAAGAACGTTGTCAAAGACTGGTGACATCTCCTGGAATTTTCTTACTCACAACCTTACTTTTCAAAAGCGATAATGATGTCAATTTAAATGATGTTATGAATTTTGCATTCTTCACATCGTTATCAATAACTAAGAGTATGTTATCACTAACTGAACCCTCAAGATATATGATAATGAACTCGTTAGCACTGTCCAGTCATGTCAGAGAGTACATAGCAGAAAAATTCTCACCATATACAAAGACTTTATTTTCAGTTTATATGACTGATATGATTAAGAAAGGATGTATGTCTGCTAATGAACAAAGGCAGATGATATCAATTAGGGATGTTTTCCTCAACGAGTTTGAAATAACCCAGAAAGGAGTATCCAATGAAAAAAATCTACAGTCTATCTGGTTTCCAGGGAAAATAAGTCTAAAAGAATATATCAATCAAATATATATGCCATTTTATTTTAATGCAAAAGGGTTGCATAATAAACATCATGTTATGATTGATTTGGCTAAAACAGTTCTCGAGATAGAACTAGATCAGAGGATGAATATCCCAGAGCCTTGGAGCCTCGATATGAAGAAGCAATCTGCAAATCTGTATCTACTCATATTCTCCATATCAAAGATGCTGAATATGGATACATCAAGGCATAATCATTTAAGGAGTAGAGTAGAGAACAGGAACAACTTCAAGAGATCTTTGACAAGCATATCAACATTCACCAGCTCCAAATCATGCATCAAAGTAGGCAATTTTAAAGATCTAAAAGAGAAAACAGCCAAACACATTAAGAAGATAAATGAAAAAGATGCAAGGAAAACCCGTATTGCAAATACTGAATTTGTTGACGAGTCAGAGAGAGATTTTGAGATTACAAAAAGTACATATATGGATTTAATAAGATGTGTCCCAGAATATACTGATTATATTTCCACCAAAGTATTTGATCGTTTATATGAAAAATACAAATTAGAGGAAATTGAAGATAAACCAGCAATAGAAATTATAATGGACACAATGAAGAATCATAAGGATTTTAAATTCTGTTTTTTTAACAAAGGTCAAAAAACAGCAAAAGACCGTGAAATTTTTGTTGGGGAATTTGAAGCAAAATTATGCCTGTATGGTGTTGAGAGAATTGCTAAAGAGAGATGCAAACTAAACCCAGAGGAAATGATTTCAGAGCCTGGTGATGGGAAATTAAAGAAATTAGAAATAAATGCTGAATCTGAGATTAGGTATTTAATAGATGCAACAAGAAATCAAAACGCTGAACAATCTATTATAGATGATATCTTGGACACACCTAAGGGCATTAAGCTTGAAATCAATGCAGACATGTCAAAATGGAGTGCTCAAGATGTTTTCTTCAAATACTTTTGGTTGATAGTATTAGATCCAATACTGTATCCAGCTGAAAAACAGAGGATAATTTACTTCTTTTGTAATTATATGAACAAGGAATTAATTTTGCCAGATGAAATGATGTGCTCATTACTAGATCAGAAAGCTGAGAGAGAAAACGATTTAATTAAGGAGATGACAAATGGCTTTAGAAGAAATACTGTTAATATTAGAAGAAATTGGCTTCAAGGTAACTTGAACTACACATCTAGTTATATACATAGCTGCTCTATGATGGTTTTTAAAGATATAATGAAAGAGGTTGCCTCTCTATTAGAAGGAAGGTGTAATGTTTCTAGCATGGTACATTCAGATGACAACCAAACCTCTGTAATTATGGTTCAAGATAAGATAGATAATGATATCATAACAAACTTTGTTTGCACAGCATTCGAACAGTGCTGTCTATCATTTGGTAATCAAGCAAATATGAAGAAAACGTATATTACAAACCACATTAAAGAATTTGTTAGTCTATTCAACATATATGGCGAGCCGTTTTCAGTATTTGGTCGTTTTTTGTTACCTGCAGTAGGAGACTGTGCATACATTGGTCCATATGAAGATATGGCTAGCAGGCTGTCGGCTACTCAAACCGCCATTAAACATGGATGTCCGCCTAGCCTAGCATGGGTTAGTATCGCATTGAACCATTGGATAACATTCAACACATACAATATGCTGCCTGGTCAAATCAATGACCCTACTAAGGTTTTCTTATTTGATAGGCGAGAATTACCAATAGAATTGTGTGGAATTCTTCAAGCTGATTTAGCAACTATAGCACTTGTAGGGCTGGAAGCTGGGAATATTTCATTTTTAACAAACCTCTTAAAGAAGATGTCACCACCACAACTTGTGAAAGAGTCGGTGCAGAGTCAATGTAGTAATATAGAAAATTGGGACATGGATTGCCTTTCTGATAGTGAAATCTTAAAACTCAAGTTATTAAGATATGTTGTTTTAGACTCGGAAATTTCAGAAGATAGTAAAATGGGTGAAACTAGTGAAATGAGGAGCCGATCATTGATAACTCCTAGGAAATTTACCACTACATCATCTTTAGAGAAGCTAATTTCATACAAAGACTTTCAGGAGATTATAGTCAATTCTGAAAAAACTGAAGAATTATTGGAGAGGATTCTAGGAAAACCAGAACTATTGGTTACTAAAGGTGAAAATTCAACAGAGTTTATGACAACTATATTGTTTAGATATAATTCAAAAAAATTCAAAGAATCCTTGTCTATACAAAGTCCAACACAGCTATTTATAGAACAGATACTATTTGCAAACAAGCCAGTCATTGACTACACAGGAATCCAAGATAGGTACTTAAGTGTCCTGGATATGCCTAAAGTGCAGTCAGGTGAAGGAATTATTGGTCGGAAAACTATCCCTGAGACATTTTCTGCTATAAAGAAAGATTTAAGCCAACTACCTCTTGAGCCAGCTGATGTAAAGTTAATATACTCCTTTTGCATCCTAAATGATCCCTTAAATACCACTGCATGCAATGCATTGTTATTATCACAAATACAATCTCTACTAGAAAGGACAAGCATGTCAGCTGTAACAATGCCAGAATTTAGAAATATGAAACTGATAAGATATTCTCCTGCTCTGGTTTTAAGAGCATACATTCATGGTGATCTTTCTGTAGGGGGAGCAAATGAGGATGCAATGAGGAGAGACATATTTCATTTAAATGAGTTTATAATTCAGACAAGAATTAGAGAGCGTCTGGATCAACGAATTATAGAAAATCAAGAAATAAAAGGGGAAAGAGATAGATTATTTGAAATTAAAGAATTGACAAAATTCTATCAGGCTTGCTATGACTATATTAAATCTACAGAACACAAAATCAAAGTATTTATCTTGCCATCAAAGGCATACACAGCATTTGACTTCTGTGCCACTATACATGGTAACTTAATGAGAGATGATGGTTGGTTTTCTGTACATTATTTGAAACAAATAGTCTCTGGAACAGCTAAGGCAAATATTAGTATAGCCCCTGCAAGCGAGATGGTTATAGTTGAAGAATGCTTCAAACTTTTATCACATTTCTGTGATACATTTATTGATACCAGTTCAAGATTGACATTTGCTCTAAATGTGATCGAGAATTTCTCATATAAGAATATTCCAGTCAAGGAGCTCTTAAATTTGATGAAACATTCATTTAGGAGACAACAATTTATACCTTTACTATACTGGATAGGGGAATTAAGTCAAGAAGATCTAGATAAGTATGATGCATTTAAGACTAGTGAAAGGGTTTCCTGGAATGATTGGCAAATAAACAGAACATTAAACACTGGTACTGTAGACTTAACTATTAAAGGGTACCAAAGAACTTTGCGTATTGTAGGTGAAGATGATTTCCTACAAATAGCCGAATTGGAAATCTTAAAGGGAGACAATACTTCGATAGAAACTCATGGAAGAAAACTGCTGAACTGTAAACACAATCTTAGATTTGAAAAAATGAGAAAATATCAGATAATGGAACCTAACACTTACTATATATGTTGGCAAATGAGGACAAGATTTGCATACACATATCAGATGTTGCTCTCAAACATTATAGAAGCAAGAAATTCTCAAACAGTTTCAGTTACAGGTGGAAAATTCAATGAACTAATTCCAGTATGTCCAGTCATAGTAGGGAGGATTGATTCTATGGAAAGAATCAATTTAAGGCAAGTAAAATATCTAAATATGAATTGCTCATTATCTAGACTACAATTGACTCAAAAAGAATTTGTGACTGTAAAAAGATCTCATTTTTCCAAAATGATATTCTTCCAAGGGCCTAACTTGATAGTAGGAAATATGAACTTGACAAATCTAATTAGAACGCCAACATTATTGACTACAAATTACCCATCTTTATCGCAAGTCCCCATGATGACATTAACTAGGATATTCCACTGCATAGGAGATGAAGATCAAACTGATGAATTCGAATTTTTATCTGATGAATTATTGGAAGATATTGAAACAACAACAGTCAACACTGTTCCTATATTCAATGCCCAATATGAGGTTAAGTCAAAAAAAGGTTACACATATAAACAAGCATTACAAGATGCACTGAGAAGAGGAATAGAAGAAATTGAAAACACATTGGATTTCTGTGGGGACGGATTTTATTCTCCAAAAAACTTAGCAATTATAGCATTACTGACTAACTTAATTGACAGACTGCAGACAAATGAATGGTCAACTATACTACAAACAGCAATACATATGTCTTTTTTTCACAATGGGAAAGATAGAATGTACCATTTGATGAAAATACCAAAGGCATTTGTTAAAAATCCTATTGGGGAGATCCTAAATTGGGAAAAAATTAGAACTTTTGTGATACAGTTAAATACAAGAAACCCTGGGAATCATTGGGACCAGATGTTCAATCATTTCAGAGAGAAAACATTAATATTGATAGACCGTGAGATTAAAATGGAAGGGATGTCTTGGGGAGAAATGCTAGATGAATTAGATGATTACAAGGACACAGAAATGTTCCATTTTGAGTGAAAAGAGAGGAAAAGTAATTGATCTTTAAAATAAAAGACATTGTCTTTTATTTTAAAGATCAAACTAATAACTGCTAAACAAATAGTAAGAACTCACACAAACGTAATAATATAATCAAGG